TCGCCCGTGTGGAGGGTGACGATGCTGTGGGGAAAAAAAAAAAAATTTCCCCCCGGGGGGGGTTCCCCGCGGGGGCTTTTTGTTTCGCTAATGGCAAAGCGATTGGTTATCAGTTGAGTTTGTTTTTCTTATTCTTGCGGTTCAGCAGCCAGCCTGCGAACATGAATGCCGCGAATACTATCAAATACCACACGTTCTCCATGCCATGGCCTACTATGCAGGCATACACCATGAACAGGCTGCATATTATGCCAAGCGCGGGCAGTATGAAGCGACGGAATGCCTTTTCGTCCTTCTCCTTCTTCATCCATGCTATGAAAATGGGGATATAGAGAAGATATATGGTGATTATGGGCAGCTCCGAGGAATCGAACACGAAGGGGCCGCTCCACGTTCCCGCAAGGCAGGCAAGATAGAAATACATGCCCCAGAAGCCGGTAATAAGCAGCGCGAATATGGAAGCGTTGTTAGGCATGTTGGTTTCGGGGTCAACCTGGGCAAACACCTCCGGACGGGGGCCTTCGCCGCGCACAGCCAGCGCGTACATGCCGCGCGTGCAGCCCAGCATAAGGCCGTTCATGGTGCCTATGCAGGAAATGGCTATGAACAGGTTAAGTATGTTGCCAAGCACGTTGCCGAATATGTTGGTGAAGGCGGTGGTTGCGCCGTCCGCCATAAGGGTTTCTACCGTTGCGCCGCCAGCAACGCCCACGTAGTACGCAATGTATACTGAAATTATGATTATGCCGCCGATTACGAGCGCCTTAGGCAGGTTGCGCTTGGCGTCCTTCAGTTCGGAATTTATGCTGGTTGCAATTATCCAGCCTTCGTATGCAAAGGCCGTTGCGCAAACGGCGCTGAGCAGCAGGGAGCTTGTGCTTGCATCGCCGGGGAGAAGATCCTTTGCCGCGGCAAAGTTGTTCACCAGCATGTGCGTGGGGCTGACAAGGCCGACTATTATGCCAACAACAGCCATGAGCCCGAGAGGTATAAGCTTTATCACGGTGGTGGAAGTCTGAATCTTGCCGGCAAGCTTGGGGGAGATTGCGTTCACGAAATACGCGCAGCACATATAGAACATCATCAGCGCAATGCACTCCGGCCCTATCACGCAGCCGCCTTCGGCCGCGGGGATTATGAGCGGGAAATCGGGCCAGCAGGACGTGATGAAAACGAGGGTATAGCGCGCGCTGAGCCAGCTGAGAACGCTGGTGAGCGTGGGGTAATAAATGGTGCTCATGAACCAGCCCACATAGTAGCCGTACTTGCCGCCTACCGTGGCCTCGGCATAGTCAACTATGCCGTTCACCTTAATGTATTTCTGCGCCATCATGGCGAACGCCAGTATGCACACCAGCATTATAACGCCGCCGATTATCCACGCCAGTATGCCCAGTGGAAGGTCGCCGTCGGTTTTTTGCAATATGGTCTGCGCCTTAAAGAATACGCCCGAGCCTATAACGATGCCTACTACCATGCAGATAGCCGTAAATAGACCGTATTTTTTGCTCAGCTTCGACGTGGATTCCATGCCTGATACCTCCGATATAGTATAATAAAAAATTTATAAGTTGTCCGACAATAAGATGCACATTTGACATCTTATCCGACAACTAATTATACAGATTATACATAGTCAATATGTCGATGTCAATATAAAGTTTACATTTACGCCGCAATTGTGAGGAGTAGTATTAAGTTGCAAGGTTCAAATGAGCCTTCGCAACTTATTTTTTTACCACGGAGGACCCTAAAAATGAAGAAAATGACTATTAGAAAAATGCTTGAAAGAATCGTCGTCGCAACTAACAAACGCAGAGCGAAGAATATAGTTCTGGTCAGCACCGACGGCGAAATCGTGGAAGCGGAATTCGCTGTGGACCTGATCCGAACACTGACAGACTGGAATATCCTGTGGGAAGTAACCGTCATTTCTGAAAAGTTTTACGAAGACCGTTTCGTCGTAATCTTCGACCCAAACATTAAACAGGTCAACGGCGATCCTGACAAGGGCGATACGTGGTTATAAGGCCGCAAGCAGAAAGGAGCGTGAGAACGTGGCAGTTTATAAGTCTATCACCTTCGACAACAGAAAGAAAATCGCGGCCCTGTACGCGAAAGGAATGTCCATTTCCGACATTTCTGACGAAGTGGGCGTCGCCCTTCGAACACTGTATGTCGAACTGAAACGCGGCGCGACTGGGAAACTGGATCAGAACCAGCGACCGGCCTATGATCCGGTACTGGCACAAAGAACCTACCAGGAAAACATTCGCCGTCGCGGCAGTGGTCCGAAAAGAAAGGAGGTCAAGAAATGACACCGGACAGAGCAACCAGGCGGAAACGACGCCGAATCCGTCTGGCGATCAGAAGGACGTCAGCCCTGGCGGCGGCTATTGCCTTCTTCTTTGCCTGGGGAACGATCGGCGCCATAGAAACCGACGCGGTGTCCCTGGTAGAAGGAACGGTCAGAACCTTCGGCCTTCTGTTCATTGGAACCGGCTTCGCCTTTGTAGGTGGCGCCTTCCGAAATCCTACGGAAAGGAGGTCAAAACATGAAGTACACTGCGACACTGTCGGCCGTCCAGGTCGGACAAGCCGTCAAAAGTCTTCTTCTGCTTGGTGAACGCAAGATCACCATTGAAGAAACAGAAAAAGACCGTTTCGTCGTCACCACAACAACCGAAACGGCCCTTTCAAAAAAGTCTACGAACAGTATATCACGAAAAGGAGTGAAAAACAATGGCTAAACTGAATTTTTATGACACCGACGCCGTGAAGGCGTTCGTCCTGGATATTTTAATCGAAAACGCTGAACTGAAAAGCGATCTGGACTATGAAAAGAAGTGTTCGAACGACTGGTTCGACCGCTACAAGAAAGCCGATCAGCAAGTGAAAGACCTTGAAGCGAAGGTCGCTACCCTGGAAGGAGGTTCCGAAAATGAATAACACCCTGTACGAAATCACTGACAAGTATTTGAAGGTCCTTGACAACCTGGAAATCGACGAAGAAACCGGCGAAATCCTGAACGCCGAAGAACTGGACGAACTGTCCGGAGCCTTCGAAGAAAAAAGCGAAGCTGTCGCTTGCTACATCAAGAATTCCGAAGTCTTTATCGGCGACCTGAAAGCCGAAGAAGCCAACCTGGCAAAGCGCCGCAAGCAGACCGAAAAGCGAATCGACTATTTGAAGAATGTCCTGACCGCGTGTCTGGACGCCGCCGGCCGTGACAAGGTCGAAACCACAAAGGTTCGCGTTTCCTTCCGAAAGTCTGTGGCCGTAAGCATTGACGACGAAAAAGCCCTTCCGGCTGACTTCGTTGTTGAAACCGTTACAACGAAACCGGACAAGACCGCGATCAAGAAGGCGATCCAGTCCGGCCAGGAAGTGTCCGGCGCTTCCCTTGTGGAGAACCGAAACCTTCAAATCAAATAAGGAGGAACCGCAATGAAAGAACTTTCGATTCCCCTTCTTACCGAACAAGACATTGACTGTCGCGTTCAGTCGGTCAGCAAAGCAAAGACCGGCCGCGTCGGCGCCGTCCTTCTGCTTTACAAGGACGCGCGCGTCGATATGCGAATCCTGGACCAGGTCTTCGGGCCTGGCAACTGGCAGAGAACCCACGAAGTAATCAATGGAAACCTGTTCTGTAATATCGACATCTGGGACGACGAAAAAAAGACCTGGGTCAGAAAACAGGACGTCGGAACAGAGAGCAACACCGAAAAGGAAAAAGGCCAGGCGTCCGACAGCTTCAAACGTGCCGGCTTCAACGTCGGGATCGGCCGCGAACTTTATACAGGCCCTTTCATTTATGTCGAACTGGCTGACGGTGAATTCTATCCCGAACGCCAGGGCCAGAAGGAAGTCTTCAAGTGCTACGCCAGTACGAAGTTCAAGGTATCGAAGATCGCCTATAACGAACGCCGCGAAATCTGTGACCTGGTAATCGTCGACCGGAACAATAAAGTCCGCTTCAATATGAACGAACACGCACCGGCGCCACAAGCCACACAGAGCGCCACGAACGGGCAGAACGCCCAGGGTGGACAATCTACCAACCAACAGCAAAGAACCGCACCACAACCGCAAAACAGCGCCCAGACAGGCGGCGCCGCGTGTCCCGTGTGCGGCGGCCCTATCAGCGAAGCTGAACGCCGCTATTCCATGAACAAATTCGGCCGTGAAATGTGCCGCGCCTGTCAGAAAAACGCGTGAAAGGTGGTGTCATAAATGCCCAGCCGCATTTTGAAAGAATCAATATGTACGTCTGAAAGTCTGGCGTACTTATCGGCGGAAGCCGAAGTCCTGTTCTATCGTCTGATCGTAAAAGCGGACGACTTCGGCCTGTACTACGGAAGCCCGAAAATCCTTGCTTCCCTTCTCTTTCCGCTGAACGTACCGACCGAAAAGAAGGTGTCTTCCTGGCTGGCTGAACTTGTGAACGGTGGCCTTGTGGCTACATACAGAGCCGAAGACGGTCGGCAATACCTGAAACTTCTGTCCTGGGACAAACACCAGAACAGGCGCGCAACAAAACCCAAATACCCACTACCGCAAGAATTTGATAACACTTGCAGTCAAGGGGTATCAAGTGACAATTCTGACACTTGCGCGCAAATGCAAGCAGATTCTTCCGTAAACGTAAACGAAAACGTATTCGAAAACGTAAACGAGAAACGAAAACGAGTATCGGCGCAACGCGGCGCCGGAGTGGACGACACTTTTGACCAGTTCTGGTCAGTCTATCCACGAAAAGTCGGCAAGAAAGACGCCGTGAAGGTCTGGAATCAAATTCGCCCTAACCCAGACTTGACAAACCAGATCGTCCAGGGTGTGGAGCGCTGGAAGCGTTCTGAACAGTGGACAAAGGACGACGGCCGCTTTATTCCATATCCGGCGACATTCCTTCGCGGTGAACGCTGGAACGAATATGACCGCGCCGAAGTCATACCGTCCCCGAAGCCGGCCACCGTCAAGAACTACGACGACGGCGAAGACTTCCTGGACGACGGTGAATAATCATGGCCGACAACATCTGGACGGCCGCTGTCGAAGGTATCGCCGCCAGAGGTAGGGCGAACAATGGCGCCGAAGGCGACTACCGCGACGAAGAAGGCTTCCTGTGCTGTGGCAAATGCCACACCAGGAAAGAAGGCGACATCACGATCGGCGAAAAAACGCTTCGCGTTCCGCACCTGTGCAAGTGCGAATCAGAAGCCAGCCGCCAACGTGAAGCCGAAGAAAAGGCCGCCGAATTCCGGAAGCAATGCGAACGGCTTCGCAAAGACGGGATCACTGATCCGTCGTACCTGTCCCAGAACTTCACCCAGGACGACAACCGCAACGCCAGAATTTCCGACGTGTGCCGCCGCTATGTGGAACACTGGCCGGAAATGAAGGCCGACAATATCGGAATCCTGTTTTATGGCGGCGTCGGGACCGGAAAGTCATTCCTGGCCTGTTGCATAGCAAACGCCTTGATCGACAAACAGGTCCGCGCCAGCGTGACGAACTTTCCCCGAATCCTGAACAAACTTCAAGGCTTCGGCGAAGATAAACAGGAATTCCTGGACAAGCTGTCCCGATATGACCTTCTTGTCATCGACGACCTGGGCGTCGAAAGGGACACGTCCTATTCCGTGGAACAGGTCTTCAACGTCATAGACGCCAGAAGCCGCACCGGAAAGCCCTTGATCGTCACGACAAACCTTTCCCTGGCCGACCTTCAAAACCCGTCGTCCCTGGGATATTCCCGAATTTATGACCGAATTCTGGAAATGTGTCCGATCAGGCTGAAACTGGCCGGAGATTCCAGAAGAACCCAGAACGCACAAGAACGCCGCGACAAGGCGAAGCGCCTTCTGGGGCTTGAAAGGACGTGACAGAGTGAAACACTATTATATTAAGGACCTGATCGACGACATCAACTGGCAGACGTCCGTCACTTCCGACGTTCTTCGCGACGTGGCGAAGTTTATCTATATTCTTCGTAACTATGGCGGACAAGACCTGGCCGAATTCTTGAAAGACCTGAAAGAACACATGGCGATCAAGGTCACGTCTGACGGTGGCGTGGATAAATTACAGGCCGATCTAAATATCGACGCTGTCATGGCCTTCCTGGACAAACAGCGCCGCGATCTGTTCGACTTTGCGGCCGCTGTCGATACAAAGGACCCTGACCTGGGGAACGCCAGCGGAACGGCGATCAATTTCCGTTATATGGACCTTGACGCTGACTGTGATTCCCTGGGAACAGAACTGAAAGACACATTCCGTCGTCTGAAACTGTTTATTGACGTTTACTTCCAGATCACCGGCCAGGGCGACTTCACAAACGAAGAATTCGATATTGTCTTCAATATGGACCTTCCGGTCAACGAAACAGACATTATCAACAACGCCGTGAACAGCAACGGTCTTCTGTCGAAACGAACGATCCTTCAAAATCACCCGTGGGTCACAGACGTCGACGAAGAACTGGCCAGAATCGACGAAGAAAAGAAAGCCGCTATGGAAGAATACGGCGACGGCCTTTTCAATCACGCTATGGGCGCCGACGACAGCCAGGAAGGCGGCGACAGCGCCGGCCTGAATGGTGGTGACGGCAATGACGAATAATGAAGCATACTGGACAGAAAGAGCCTTGAAACGCGCCGAAGAAGCCTACCTTCACGACGCGGCATTGACGGCGAAGCTGTTCCAGGAATACGAATCCGCCGCGAAGGCTATCAAGCGCGAAATCAGCGCCTTCTATTCGAAGTACGCTGGCAAGTATGGCCTTACATACGATCAGGCCGTCCGTCTTCTGAACCGGAAGGAATTCCAGGAATGGAAAGCAAGTCTGGCGGAATATGTGGACTATATCGCTACGATCCAGGACCCGAAGGTCAAGGCGCTTCTGACGGCACAACTGGACGCCCTGTCGGCGAACAGTTCTATTTCCCGACTGGAAGCCCTTCAAGGTCAAATCGACCTGATCCTGAATGACCTGTTTGACAAAGGTGTCGCACAAATGAAGAACCAGTTCGGCGACGACTTCGTCGAAGGTTATTACAAGAAATGTTATGACCTTCAATCCAGGGCCGGATTCTTCAACGAGATCGCAAAGATCGACTATGCGGCCATTGAAAACGTCGTTTCTTATCCCTGGTCCGGCGCCATGTTTTCCGATCGCCTATGGCAGAACAAACAGGCGCTTCTTTTCAACACCAGGGAAGTTCTGACCCAGGGACTTATCCAGGGAAAAAGCGTGAACGTCATGTCTTCCGCCCTGGCGGCCAAAATGGGCCAGTCCTACAAGAACGCCGAACGCCTGGTCAGGACAGAAACCGCGCATATTCACGCGGAATCAGATCGGGCCGCATACAAAGAAGCCGGCGTCGAACAATATGAATTCATGGCGACGCTGGAAGTCCGAACCTGTGACGTCTGCGGAAGCCTGGACGGGAAACACTTCAAAGTCAGCGAAGCGAAAGTCGGTGTCAATTATCCGCCGATACACCCGAATTGTCGGTGTACTACGGTAGAATATGACCCAGACGACGCCCTGGACTGGTATAATTCCGGTCAACCTATGCCGAAAGCCAAAACTTACGAAGAATGGTACGACGAACAGGTGGCCAGGAACGGTCAGGGATCGGTTGAGGTTGAGCGACAAAAGGTGTATAATAGAAAAGCAGACCTGGAACAGTTCGAAGCCTATTCCGAACGCCTGGGCGCTGACGCACCTTCTGACGTCGACACCTTCCAGCGCTTGAAATATAGCAAGCCCGACGAATGGTCCGACCTAAAAGGCCTTTATTCTTACAAAGGGCGCGTTCCAGAAGCGACGAAAGCCGACTTCCAGACGTACAAGAAGATCAAAGCTACCGGCATATATGGAACCGTCAGAGTTCCGGCCGCGAAGATTGATACTTCCGCCCTGACGCTTGACGTCGCACACATAAACGAGCGCCGCCACGGTGTCACCCAGGAAGAAGCCGTTTCCTACATTAAGAACGCGGCGTTTTCCCTGAAAAGGCGCCACTGGACCGGTGAAACCTTCCTGAACTACTATTCAGAAGAAGGCGCTTCGTATGTGCGGACCAGCGACAACGTGATCCGGACTTCCTTCAAGAAGGACGAATTCGACAAAAAGACAAAATCTGCTATGGAGGTTTTGAAGAATGGAGAATAAAACTGTTTTCTGTCCTGTCCTTCAAAGACAGGTCAACGGCGACGACTGCTTCGATATTTCAATGGTCGCCGAAAAGACAACCCCCGACAGGTTCCTTCCGAAGGACTTGAAGCCGGAAGACTTCACGGACGACAAGAAGGAAATCTGTTTGAAATGCAAATATCACCCCGAATAAGCGTCGATCGGATATTCCGACCGGCGTTTTCTTATGCGTTGAATCAGACATCACCCTTTCGGTGGTGTCTTTTTCATATACAAAAACAGCCGCACCCGTCCGGCGACCAGGCGGAACCGCAAAGCGTGTGGAAGTCACGGTAAACACAGCGGAAAAGAAAGGAGCGATCACACATGATCATTGAAGGAATCAAAAATCTTCTGGGCGAAGACCTGACGAAACAGGTTGAAACAGCGCTGAAAGGAAAAGGCAAAGACGGAAAGGACGTCGATCTGGTTATCGGAAACGACGGAAGTTTCGTTCCAGCCGAAAAGTACAACGGCGCCAATAGCGGCAAGACCAGCGCAGAAAACGCATTAAAAGCCGCCGCCGAAGCGTTGAAGGCAATCGGCGGAAGTGGCGATCCGGCCAAGATCGCCGAAGACGTGAAGACGGCCCAGACCACAATCACAACCCTTCAAACCAACCATGACGCCGAAATCAAGAAGATCAGCAAGAACGCCGCCCTTCGAATGGCCCTGAACGGAAAAGTCCACGACCCTTCGGACATTATCGGCCTTCTGGACCTTGAGAAAATCGACGTCGACGACGCCGGCAATCTGAAAACAGACCTTGACGGCCTTTTGAAGCCTATTAAGGAAGTGAGGTTAGCTTATGGACAAAATTAGGGAAATTGCAGATAAAGCAGACATGATTGTAAATGGTTATGCATTTACGAGAGAGAATGACCATATTAGAATTTTAAATCTGAATAATCTTGACAAAGCATTAGTGATATCGGAGGACGGAAAGGTACTGGAAACTACTATGGATGATATTGAAATTCGTATTGTTTTAGATTATTGGGATAGTGACCGCGAATTTATGGAGGATGAAGATGCCTAAATATTATCAGGATAAAATATGTGGATATTATTTGTACTTCACCTCTTTTTGCACAGTTGAATGCATGCATGTTCATGCAAGCGACCGAAAATTGACGGAAGAAGGATCTGCAAAATTTTTTGTTAAAGAGGATGGGAATACAGTTTTACAAAAACGTGGAATTTTAAATGATAGAGAAATAAGTAAGATACAGGAATATATCAAACGTCATTATAAAGAAATGTATATAAAATGGGCAGAATATAGTAGAAATGGCTTTTACCAGGGCAATTAAGACTAATCTCCCACCAACGGCGGGAGAGAGCCAACAGAACAGCCGTTGAATGATCGTTCTCTGGAAGAGATAATGGAAGGAGAATGATTCATGAAACGACAGATTATTACTGACGTGGTGCAGCAGATGTTGCCACATCTCGATAATGCACAGTTAAAGCAACTACAGAAAGTGTTGGAATGTACTCTGTTTGGTTGTGATATTACAAAACAGGAAGAAAAAGAAACAACGAATGATAATCCAAAACTGATAGACTCATTTATTTCGGCAAAGCGTATAGAAGGATGTTCGGAGAAAACTTTGAAATATTATCGCACCACGATTGAAACCATGGAGCTTGCAATTGATAAGAGTATCCGTCATATCCAAACAGAAGATTTAAGATCTTATTTGACAGGCTATCAGAGCAAAAATCAGTCGAGCCGTGTGACGATAGATAATATCCGTAGGATTCTATCAAGTTTTTTCTCTTGGCTGGAGGATGAGGATTATATATTGAAAAGTCCTGTTCGTCGTATTCATAAAGTGAAGACGGCAACTAACATTAAAGAAACTTATACGGATGAAGAACTGGAAAAGATGCGTGATAACTGTACGGAACTTCGTGATTTGGCGATTATTGATATGCTGGCATCAACCGGGATGCGTATTGGTGAAATGGTATTGTTAAATAAAGCGGACATCAACTTTAATGAACGTGAGTGCGTAGTTTTTGGTAAGGGAGATAAGGAACGGATCGTCTATTTTGATGCAAGAACAAAAATTCATTTGCAGAATTATATCAATAGTCGAACGGATGATAATACAGCATTATTCGTTACGTTGCGTTCTCCGCATGAGAGAATTAAAATTGGTGGTATTGAAACTCGATTACGGGAAATGGGGAAAACATTGGAAATTGAAAAAATTCATCCACATAAGTTCAGAAGAACACTTGCAACGATGGCGATTGACAAAGGAATGCCGATAGAGCAACTGCAACAGCTTCTGGGGCATAAACGTATTGATACAACCTTGCAGTACGCAATGGTCAAGCAAAGTAATGTAAAGCAGGCTCATAGGAAATACATAGGTTAGAAAGGTAATAATATGGCAATCTATAAATTAAAAGATATATGCTTAAAAATAGGCAGTGGTGCAACTCCAAAAGGGGGTAAAGAAGCATATTGTGATGAAGGGATTTCGCTTATTAGAAGTCAAAATGTACTTGATTTTACATTTTCATATGACGGATTAGCACATATCAATGATCAGCAGGCAGAAAAATTGAGTAATGTTGAAGTGAAACCACAAGACATTCTTTTAAATATTACTGGCGATTCTGTGGCTCGTGTTTGCACCGTTGATCCGAGAGCATTACCTGCACGAGTGAACCAGCATGTAGCGATTATTCGACCTGATGAAAATAGGGTGTTAAGTAGTTACATTCTGTATTTTCTCCAAATGATAAAACCATATTTGCTTCAAATTGCTGCTGGTGGTGCAACAAGAAATGCTTTGACCAAAAGTATGATAGAAAATCTTGAACTTGAAGTGCCTGATATATTATCACAGAAAAAAATAGTATCTGTTCTTGATGATATTCAGGGAAAAATACGAGATAATAATGAAATAAACAAGAATTTAGAGCAGCAAGCACAAGAACTCTTTAAAGCCTGGTTTGTTACATTCGAGACTTTCGGTGGCAAAATGCCATCATCCTGGAGTGTTGCAAAGCTTGGAGACATAGCAACTATCAAAACAAACAGCTTTTCTCCAGCAAAGACCCCTACTGTAATGTTGGAACATTATAGTATCCCAGCATTTGATGAACAAAAATACCCTGTGTTTGAATTAGCCGCAAATGTAAAAAGCAACAAATACATATTAACAGATAATTCAGTCATGATTTCAAAGCTAAATCCTGGCATCAAGCGTGTATGGCGTCCTATGTGTGTTTCTGAGTTTGCGGTCAGTTCAACTGAATTTATAATTTTTGAAGCGAATGATCCAACTTACAAAGATTATGTTTTTTCAGTTATTGACAGTTCTACTTTTTCTGACTGGATGTGTGCACATACCACTGGTTCAACAAACAGTCGTCAGCGTACCACACCAAGCACAACCTTGGAATTTCAGATTGCACTTCCAACCCAAGAAGTTGTTTCTGATTTTTGCAAAATTGTAACACCTATGTACGATATGATTGCTCAAAACACCTGTGAAAATCGAAAATTAGCAGCTTTCCGAGATTCATTGCTACCAAAGCTGATGTCCGGTGAGCTTGATGTTTCTAACATCGACCTTTAAGCCGCTAAATTCTTGTTTCTAACGGTAAACTCATGCTATACATATCAAAAATCAAAACAATTATCCTATAACAAGATAATTGCGTGATTTTTATAGCCAAAAATAAGTTATCAGTCCATGAAGCTAATGATTTTACAAAGTTTAAAAGTAAAAATACACAAGATACTAATGCATGAAAAAATAAAAAACAAAAGAAAAAGCAGCTTACATTGACAGGGAGGCGATGGAGTTATGTCAGATTTTTACACAGAAGCAGACTATGAAAATTCCGTCATAGAGTTGTTTCAAAATATGGGCTATCGGTATGTATATGCACCAGATTTGGAAAGGGATTTCCGCAGTCCGTTGTATGGAGAAGAGCTGGAAGAAGCAATTCACCGTATTAATCCGGATATGCCGGAACAAGCACTTGCAGATGCGATATATAAATTGAAAAATTTTGAAAATGCAGAATTGGTTTTGAAAAATGCAATCTTTATGGAGTATATTCAGCATGGTATAGAGGTGCGTTATTTTGTTGATGGAGAGGAACGTTCCGGACTGGTGTATCTGGTAGACTATAAAAATACTGACAATAATTCTTTCGTTGTTGCCAATCAGTGGACTTTTATTGAGAACAGCAATAAACGTCCGGATATACTGCTGTTTTTAAATGGTATGCCAGTTGTACTTATAGAATTGAAATCACCGTCTCGAGAAGAAACGGATGCATCAGAAGCATATATGCAGATTCGTAACTATATGCATGAAATTCCGTCTATGTTTATTTATAATTGTATTTGTGTTATGAGTGATCATTTAACCTCTAAAGCGGGGACGATTACTTCCGGGGAAGATCGTTTCATGGAATGGAAAACAAAAGATGGAAATTATGAAAATACACAGTATGCTCAGTTTGATACCTTTTTTGAAGGAATGTTTGAGAAAGAGCGTTTGTTGGATATTATCAAAAATTTTATTTGTTTTTCTAATGATGGATCACAGCAGATTAAAATTTTGGCAGGGTACCATCAGTATTTTGCAGTAAATAAAGCAGTTCTGTCCACAAAACATGCAACGGAAACAGATGGTAAAGGCGGTGTATTCTGGCATACGCAAGGCAGTGGAAAATCATTGTCCATGGTATTTTACGCACATCGTTTACAGGATACACTGGACAGTCCAACTATTGTTGTAATTACTGATCGTAATGATTTAGATGGTCAGCTTTACGGTCAGTTCGCAAAGTGCAGTAGTTTTTTACGGCAAGAGCCGGTTCATGCGGATAAGCGAAAACTTTCAGATGAAGATAAAGAACGTAACAGACATCTGCGAAAAGGCGAGAAACCAGTTGTTGGTCTTAGAGACTGGTTAAATGACAGAAAAGCAAATGGCATTGTTTTCACGACGATGCAGAAATTTGAAGAATCCTTTGAATGTCTTTCAGAACGAAGAAACATTATTGTTATGGCGGATGAAGCTCATCGTGGGCAATATGGTTTGAAAGAAAAGGTTGATGCCAGAACAGGTGAAATAAAAATCGGTTCTGCCAGGGTGATTCGTAACGCATTGCCAAATGCAACCTATATTGGATTTACCGGAACTCCAATCTCCATGAAAGATCGTAATACGCGGGAAGTATTTGGTGATTACATAGATATTTATGATATGACGCAGGCTGTGGAAGATGGAGCGACCAGACCGATTTATTATGAAAGTCGTGTGATTAAGTTAAAACTGGATGAGCACACTCTGAAACTGATTGATCAGGAATATGATATCATGGCGAATAACGCTGATCCAGAAGTTATAGAAAAGAGCAAAAAAGAACTTGGGCAGATGGAAGCAATTCTTGGAAATGATAAAACAATCGCATCGTTGGTTGATGATATATTGGATCACTATGAGAATTATCGTGAAAATCTGCTTACCGGAAAAGCAATGATTGTGGCATATTCCCGTTCGATTGCAATGAAAATATATGAGCGTATTTTGCAACTTCGTCCTTCCTGGACAGAAAAAATTGCTGTAGTAATGACCGGCAGTAATAAAGATCCAGAAGAATGGAATAAAATAATCGGAAACAAGCGACATAAGGATGAGTTGGCAAAGCAATTTAAAGATAACGACAGCCCGCTGAAAATAGCAATTGTGGTTGATATGTGGCTGACCGGATTTGATGTTCCATCGTTGGCAACAATGTATGTATATAAGCCAATGCAAGGATATAATCTGATGCAGGCAATCGCAAGAGTGAACAGAGTGTTTGGAGATAAAGAGGGTGGACTGGTAGTTGATTATGTAGGGATTGCAGCTGCATTAAAACAGGCAATGAACGATTATACTGCGAGAGATAAGAAAAACTATGGTGATACGGATATTGCAAAGGTAGCATATCCGAAATTCCTTGAAAAATTATCTGTCTGCCGAGATTTGTTTCATGGATATGATTATTCGAAATTTGTGAGTGGTACAAATCTGGAGCGTTCTAAAACGATCAGCGGTGCAGTAAATTTTATTGTGTCGGTTGTTAAGGAAAAAGAACGAGAAGTATTTTTGAAAAATTGAGATTTGACGAGAGCTGCGATTTCTGCGAGGACGACGAGTTCAGCTTCCGCATGGCGCATATAGCAAAGGGATATCTCCGCATAGCTGATGCAAAATATCATTATTTTCAGAATTCCGGCGGCATGGTACTCTCCGGCACTTACATTTCCGATACGCCTATAAATGTCATGTCAAAGATAGAATCCGACCCGATAGTGGCGGGTGACCCGGAGCTTTCAAGGCTTGCGCACAAAAAGAAGATAGCGGCTCTGCATACGCTGTATGTAAAATATATGCGCGCAGGAGACAGGCGCAACGCCGCGCGCATCGCTCATATGATGCGTGAGCTGGTATCAAAGCACGGCTACTGCGGAATATCAAAGCAGATGCAGGCGCGTGTCATGCTCATGCGTGCATACCCGCTCGCGAGATTCGTCGAGCTTTCCTCGATATGGCTCAGAGACAAAAAATACAGCAAAAAATCTGCATAAAAGGC